GTTAAGTTGAGACAGATCGTCTCTTTAGTTAGGGTTTTTACCATAAACCCCCAAAGGTTTTGGCCGGTCCACCAGGATCAAAGGTGAATTCGGCAGCGGCGTAAAACTGGGCCAGGTTGTCGAGTTGGGAGGGAGAAATGTTTTGTGTCAGAGAGAAGGACACGGGGTCAGGGGGCTCGTTGACATGCCCCCATTTCATTGCCATTTTTAAGTAGTATCTGTCCAAAAGAGAGGCTCGAAACTTTCCGCCTTGCGCCCCCGCGCTTTCGGATAAGTTCTTAGCCAAGTCTTGAAACACCGGCAATCCGTCGTAAACTATGCTAGCTGCCTCAGCCCGGGTCTTGAAATAATCTTTCAAAAAAGATTTACTCGGTTTGGGGCCAAATTGCTTGACAGTCCGCAGATCTTTCACAAGTTCATCCACGTTTTTGACGGCTCTCCATCCGGAGCCTGCCCTCACGGGCTTGATGTGGCAGAACTCCACATGCTCCGGGATCATTCCCACACACTCCACCTCACCTCGGAAACCATACGATTCGTAATGAGGAACAATTTCTTCCAGGGCTTTGCTGAAAAATGCTTTTGGCACAAACAAGATCGAGTCATCTCCTTGAACTAGGAAATGTCCCTTGCATCTTAACTTTCGCAAGAGAGAGGCCAAAATCGCGGAATTTATGATGTCATTTCCGCTTCCGGTGTTAGGGTCCCCGGACATTCTTCGGCCTTTCATGGTAGCTCCGAAGCTTCCTTCGGGAGTTTCCCAAGTGACCTTGTTCAAGAGCTGCTTAGCCAGCATCTTGGCAAAGAGGGGGCTGCCATTGAAGTGTTTCCAAACCCTGTGCTCATACACTAGGGCGTCTTCTGAAACGGCACCATCCCATTTGGAGGAATCAAAACAAATTGCTACGTATCCCGTGCTGTCCATGATCTTACCAATCAATGCAGCAACCTCGTCAGGGGGAAGGCCTTTAGCGAAACACGTGAACCCGGCGGTACACACGCTAGCACAATAGATCTCATTTAGTGCTGCGCGCATTGGTTTTTCCATCTTTTTGATGTACGAACCAACGACCGCCGGATACAACCAAGGGACCACCTTGCGTTCCGTCACCATCCTTTTTCCTTTCTTGGCGGTTACTTCGACCACTCTTAATGGTTCTTTTTCACCGCTTCGACACCCTAGGGATCTCACAGGCTTGCCTTTGGTAACGGCTTCCAGCTTGTTCATTCCAGTAACGTCGCTCTTCCTGCCCTTCAACTCTTTGGCCAGGAGCGTGTCGTCCAACATTGAATACTGTTCTGCTACTAACTGATAGCGGGCTCTCTGCGGGTTCCCAGAAAATGTCTGCCAATACTCGTCGAGAGTATATGGTTCC